CCCGAGTCTATTACTTTTCTGACAGGCAACCTTAGTTCAGATGGTGTAGGCGATTCCCTGAAAGCGCATAGTATGAATCGTATTATTCCGCTACATGTAAGAAAGCCTGATGCTGAGGAGTGGATGGCATGGGCAATCGAGAATGATATTGCGCCTGAGATCATTGCGTGGGTTCGTCAATTCCCACATGCAATGGCTAGTTACTTGGATGATGGTCAAGCAGACAACCCTTATATCTTCAACCCAAAGAAGATGCAGTCCGCATTCGTATCGCCTCGTTCGCTCGAGAGAGTATCTAACATTGTTAGGGTGCGTTCAAAGTTGGATGCCGATAGCTTGATATGTGCAATGAGCGGTGCGGTGGGTGAAGCGGCTTCTAGGGATATGCAAGCATACATAGAGTTCTCAGACCAGCTTCCTACATGGGAGTCGGTGATTGCTAATCCTAAGACTGCCTTAGTTCCCGAGAGTGCAGGCGCATGTGCAATCGTTGTGTTCGGTGCTATCAGCAAGATGGATAAGCAGAGTATGCCTAAGTTCATGGAATACATCGAGCGATTCCAAGCCGAGTGGCAAGCATGCTTTGCTATCAACATTGCTAAGTCACCAAGCAAACAGGCTATTGCATTCTCTAGTAGCAAGTTCGCTGATTGGGTTCAGAAGAACGAGGACTTACTGTGATGGTAAGGGGCAGACCAAAGAAACCCCCATTGACGGAGGTAGATCGTATTAGCAAAGAACGAGTAAGGCAAATACAAGAGCGGGCCCTAGGCAAGCTACGCAGACTTATGTTTGAGCGTGGGTATAAGGCAGAGGATTTTTTTGATACAACAAAACAAGGAAGGGGCTAACAATGTTAGGTACTAACGAAGTAGTGAAAGACAAAGAAGAACGCAGATTGAGCAAAGTTAAGATTGCAATTATGCGTAACCCTAAGTTCGCATTATGGTCAGGCTTGATGACTGTGGGTAAGACAAGCGTAGATGACAATGTTCCGACTGCATGTACTAATGGTAGAGATGAACGCTATGGTCGTGAGTTCATTAAGTCGCTTGATGACAAAGAGTTGGCATTCGTAGTGTTGCACGAAACATTGCACAAGGCCTATCGTCATCTGTTTACATGGCGCAAGCTAAATGATGAGAACCCTCATCTTGCAAATCTAGCGTGTGACTATGTGATTAATCTTCAGCTAGTAGATATGGACAAGGATGAATTACTAATCGCAATGCCTCAGCGTAATGGTAAGGCGATAGGTGCAGTCGATGAACGATTCCGTGGCATGAACGCTAAGCAAGTATTCGACATACTCAAGGAGGAGGATGACGGACAAGGCGAAGGCGGGGAAGGCGGTGGCGGTGGTGGTGGCGGTGAAGGCTTTGATGACCACGATTGGGAAGGTGCGAAAGCATTGAGCGAAGAAGGTAAGAAAGAGCTAGAGCGTGACATAGATCAGGCTATTCGCCAAGGTGTAATTGCTCATCAGAAACTTGCAGGGCAAGGTGGCGGTGGACTATCTCGAGAGTTGCAAGAGTTGCTTGAACCCAAGGTGGATTGGAGAGAGTTGCTCAAGGAGTTTGTTCGCTCTACATGTAATGCGAAAGACACAAGTTCGTGGCGCAGAGTTAATCGTCGCTATCTAGGTCACGATATCTATATGCCTACTCTAATAGGTGAGCGTGTAGGGCATCTTGTGATTGGCATTGATACGAGTGGCTCAGTAGGTGGTAAGGAGTTGGCGGAGTTCTTATCCGAGGTGCAAGGCATTGCTAAAGATGTTCACCCTGATAAGGTCGATCTTATCTATTGGGATGGTGCAGTTGCAGGGCATGAGGAGTATGACTCTTCCCAAGTGGATAACATTGTTAGCTCAACCCAACCCAAGGGGGGTGGTGGTACTGACCCTACTTGCGTAATGCGTTACTTGAAAGAGAAGGTGATTAAGCCCGAGGCAATCATCATGCTGACTGATGGATATGTGGGGGAGTGGGGAGATGATTGGGATGCGCCGATTCTATGGACTATTGTGGGAGGCAATAAATCTGTTGCCTCTGTGGGTAAAACAATTCATGTTAAGGACTAATGATATGAGCAAAGTAATTGTAAGTATTGGGTGGAATAACGAGTTTGTGTTGGACGCTGACAAAGCCCTAACATTGTTAGACCTACTCAAAGATGCAGAGAAGTACCAAGATAAATACAACAAGGATGGGAATACATTTCACATATTCCCCCAAGAAAAAGAGATAGCTACTCTTAAAGTATTAAGTACCAATATGTATAACCTAGCGAAGTTGGCTGGCAAACCCGAGGAGAATTGAGATGAGTATATCCAGTAGCGCAGTATTGGTAGAGCTAAACATTAGTGTTTGGACTGCTAACAAGTTGGACAAGGGTGCAACCGATATCGTGCTTGCGAGTAATAGTGCAAGTAGCGGTTCAGCACAAGTGCGTAAGAATCTAATGGCCGGCACAGACAAGCGTAAAAAGATAGCTGACTACGCCGCTAGGGCTAGGCTCTACCACAATCAGACTACGCTGTCGTGGTCGGACAAAGGTGCGAGACTTCTACCTACTAGCCTATTCATGGACTACAAGCAGAACATGAATGTGTATCAAAGCAACATGACTACCATGATCGAGGACTTCTATGCAAACTATGCAGACCTAATCGACCTAGCGAAACATCACATGGGTGATCTGTTCAACCCTTATGACTATCCAAGTATCGAGGAGTTGCGTAGTAAGTTTGGATTCCGATTGGTATTCTCTCCGTTGCCCGAAGGTGGGGATTTCCGTCTTGACATTCCAAAAGCGGACATGGATGAATTAGGTCAGCAGTATGAGTCCGCGTTCAATGACAGGCTCAAGGATGCTATGCGTGAACCATGGGAGAAGTTGCATAAGAACCTTGTGCATATCTCAGAAAAGCTAACGGATGTAGAGGGCGACGACGATACCAAGAAGCGGTATCACGATACCCTGATTACCAATGCGCAAGAGTTGTGCGGATTGCTTACGCACTTGAACATAACGAAAGACCCAATGCTTGAGAATGCCCGCCGTTCCCTCGAGCTAACAATGTTAGGTGTTGATATCGAGGACATTAAAGAACATGCAGAAGTTCGGCAGTCTGTGAAGTCCAAGGTCGATGACATTCTTAAGAAGTTCGATTGGTAAGGGGGATATATGTTTACTGTATTAGTAACAGTACTCGCCCTTACGGGGGCAGTTGTTTGGGTTTTTATTTTATATGCTTTAGTTAATATTTATTTAATGGAGAAGTAATCAGATGACATACGAAAATATCAAGTTGAAAAAGCATGACAAGTTTGGAGAGGGTGAGAAGGAATCAATTATCGACCCGTTCCTCAAAAGTTTTATAGAGAAGCTAGCACTCAAGTATCCACAATGGACATTCGAGGAAGAGCATTGCAATAACAAACACGACACTAAGACTTACGAAGCGTATCGTTTTAAAATTTTGGATAAGAGAGAAGTACTAGGCACAATCGACAAAGAGTATATCCATGGCGGTGGTGGGTGGCGGTACTGCGTAGACAATGATCGTATCAATGGTGTGCGAGAGCGTGGTCGTGGTATGAAAACAATCCATGAAGATAAAGCTATCAAGCATGTGGGTAAGTTCTTTGGTAAGAAAAATGTAAACGAGAAGTTTACTGAGGCTACTAAAGTAATTAGTAATGCCGTAGGGAATATACACAATCAGAAAAGATGGGACTTATCTCACAAGTGGGATAGAGTTCAAAGCCATGCACAAAAGTTTATTATTGAAAACTATGCGCAGTTTGTTAGTGGGATAACAGATAAGACAGTAGCTACTAACCTAGAGCATTTGCCGTCTTGCTTTGCAGAATATAATTCAGTTGATGCAATGCAAGATGCGTTGCAGAAAGGAGATGCTTACATTATATTTATAGATGGGTTAAACTATTCTATACAAAAGGGCAAAGACCCTTTAGAAATAAAAACAAGTGAAGAGTTGCCCGACTTTATGCGAAGGGCAGTAGGGCTACTTAAACTAGTTGAAGATAACCAAGTAATAGGTGGTGTCGGTGCTCGTGCAAACGAAACGACTTTCTTGGTAATGCCTAACAATGTTAGCTAAGGAGTAGATATGAGATTATTTAAACGCAAACTTGATGTAGTTAAAGATGTACCTAAAGAAAGGAAGCCCGTTATGGCTATAGATACTAACTCTAAGTTTGTATACACAGGCGGTGCTGATGTAATGAAAACCTTTAAGCGGTATGGGTTTGTTCCACCTACTGAGTATCGTGATGATTACTTATTTAAGATTAACAGAGAAGCAACAAAGGCGGAATGATGGATGAAGTAGCCCAAAAGAAAGGTAGAGGTAAGGGGGTAAAGCCTGCAATGGTTTACTTCCCCCTCAGATTACCAACAGAAGTAATGCAGTTTTTCAACGCTTACCCTAACAAGAACGCAAAAATTAGGGAAGTGCTAGCTAGTTATATTCAACAACAAGGAGAAGCAAATGAGAACAGTAAGCAAGAAGTCACAGAAGTTAAATAGTTATTTACAGTCAAACCCTGATGCAAAGGCTAGTGCGGTTGCCAAGTTGTTTAAGGTAAGTGTGCAATCCGTATATCAGCGTAAGGCTAATCTTAAATCCGCAGCGACTAAAGGTAATTGGAAGTTGGCATCGGTTAGCACAAGCAAGAAGAGCGTATTCCAGAAACCTTCAACGCTTGCACCTAATACAGTAGCATCAATGGCGTTGTTTGCAGACGACAAGGTGAATAGCCCGAGCCACTATAAGGTGGGTGGTATTGAGACTATCGACTTTATCGAAGCTAAGCGGTTGGATTACCATTTAGGTAATGTGGTGAAATACATTAGTCGTGCTGACCACAAGGATGACAAGTTAGAGAACCTAAAGAAAGCACAATGGTACCTCAATCGTGCGGTTGCAAACCTAAGCAAGACCTAACAATGTTAGGGGCGTTTGATTACGATAGAACCTAATAGCCTTGTAGATGCGAACGATTTTATTATCAGCTAGTTGCCCCGTGATTTCTTACGCTAGCTGAACCCAAAATCCGAGGGGGGCGGATAATCTACATATCCCCCCAATTCTCCCCTTGACAAAGTCCAACACTATGCTATCATGGTGTCATGGCACAAACCCCCGAAAAGAAAGTTAAAGATAAATGCGTCAAGCTACTTAAAGCTTATGGCGCTTATTACTTTTTTCCCGCCACTCACGGCTATGGTCGTAGTGGTGTACCCGATATTATCTGTTGCATTGCAGGGAAGTTCGTAGCTATTGAGTGTAAGGCAGGCGACAATAAGCCTACTGCACTACAAGAAAAAGAAATGGCAGACATCCGTAAACAGGGTGGACTAGCTATCGTAGTAAATGAGGAAAGCCTAACATTGTTAGGTTCGATTCTAAGGGGCTTACTTGACGAGGAGGATATAGATGGACGATGTTAGCCAAATGAACAAAGGTGTTCAGATATTACTTGAACGCATGAGCAGTAACCCTGATGAGTTTGTTCCTGACCTTCGCAATGGGTATCCCCCTAAGTGGCGAAACATCCTTCTCTCTGTTGAGATGCGAACCAATGGGGGTAAGGACTACAAAGATCAGTTGTCATTCCTAAACGACAAAGAGATCAAAGCCTTATGGAATGGTATGCAACAACTGCAGGGGGAGCTATTCACTAAGCAGGTTATGAATACTCTGCTAAGAGATGCAGAAGATGGACTAGGTTATTCCGAAGTAATAGAACTAATAGAAGCCAAAGCAAAAGTAGCAGAACTATCATTGCTTTCTCGGCAAGTCACAGGCGGTAGCCCAAGGACTAAAATTTGAAAATCTTTTGTTTGGACTTTGAGACCTACTATTCTCAAACCTTCTCCCTTAGCAAAATGACAACCGAAGAGTATGTCCGTAGCCCTGAGTTTGAAACGATTGGTTTTGCCATTCAATGTCAGTCAAGGCAAGAAGAAGGT